ACATCGTAGCACAGGCGACCACCCATCACATACGCCCAGTTACACACCTCATCATCAAATTTCTGGTACTGAAGAACCGAATCAAACCACGGCGTTGGGATATCCTGCCATTTTTCAATGTGTGAGAAGTCATCAAATTGCTGGTCAAAGTACTTACACGCAATGATTGTCGGATCTAGGCATCTAAATTCCTGACTTTCGTAAGGATAGAAACAACAATCATATACACCCCTGTCCGGAATCCATTCCTTGCCAACAAAAACACCATTTTTGAATGACCATACATGACGCCTCTTTGTAATCTCAGGGAACTGTGCATCAACACACTTTGTCATATTATCAATCACGTCGCGGAATACAGAGCCCCGACTCGTAAAATTTTTCCATGTGATAAAATCGTCATCTTTCTGTGCGAGAGAATAGACAAACTGTTCAATAGTAAATTTTGGTTGCCAGGCCCGTGTGCGATGACCTTCAACTGTCCGAATTTCTTCACAGCACTGACCCTTGTACCTGCGATAACCAGCTTTGTAGGTTTGGTCGAGGGAATATAGAAGACACTTTTGAAATGGTGTGGCTTTTTCAATTTCTTCTTCATCCATTGTTGATGGGTCGCCATTTGATGTAAATTGTGGCTGGGCTGTCGGGTTATCAACTCGCTCAAATGATGTGTAGTGTCGCCTAATATTTTCATACCCATCACTTAATTGTTTAAGGATATTGTTGATACGTTTGACCATAGTAATTCCGTCATCATTTAACTCTTTTTTATGAATTTTTAAGTCGCGTATATGATTTTTTAAATTAATAAGATATGTGCGCTGTCTATCACGATTACCTTTGATGGCTAAAACGTCAATTCGATTTGGGATGGGATTTCCATGTTCATCAAAATTTTCAGAGTGAATAAATTGACGATATCCCAGCTCACGCGCGTTTCTGAAGTCATTAGTTTTCAGAGACCACGCCTCTTCGAACCGATCAACAGTTATATACACCTGCTCATCTTTCATTGATTGGATGTGCTCTTTCTGAAGCTGTGCCAGGGCCTCATATTTGTCGGGTTCCTTATCAATGAAATGCGTGTGTTCCATTCCTATATTTAATGAATAACGATTTTTGTTTCTAAGCTTATTTTGCAGGCTGCATTTTAGAAAGCATTTTAATTAGGATTTTATTTTGGGTTTCCAATTGGTAACAAAGATTAACTAGGGCCGAGCATACGGTATCCCCGTCAGGGGTAGCGAGAAGAGAAGACATCAGGGACATCACACCCACCTCGTCATCGTCTTGGAAAAATTCGTCGTCGTCACCAAGTTCCAAGTCTTCCTGAACTTCCTCTCCATCTTCGGTTTCATCTTCGGTTACAACAATTTCACCTTCCTCGATTTCATCAACTGGCGTTTCATCCTCAGGACGAGATGACATTTACATTCGTCTGAGAAAAGATCGTGATCAAAATTTCGCACCTGGCCGCGCGATTTTTTTATTTTCACCCAAAATTTTTTTCTTGGTATATAGTACAAAAACTCTCACAATGGCTGGTGGCCTCATGCAACTCGTCGCCTATGGCGCCCAAGATGTCTATCTCACTGGTAATCCAAAAGTTACCTTCTTCCAAGCGGTGTACAAGCGTCACACCAACTTCGCGATGGAAAACATCGAACAAACTGTCAACGGTACCGCGGCCAACTCCGGTCGCGTGTCCGTGACCATCGCCCGTAACGGTGATTTGGTCGGTGACATGTACCTCGAACTTGAATCTGATGTTAACACCACTGTTACTTCCGACGCTACCTCCGACAACAACTGGGTTGCGGAGCGTGCGATCAACAACGTCGAACTCTCGATCGGTGGACAGCGCATTGACAAGCACTACCAAAAGTGGTGGCGTTTGTACTCCGAGCTTTACTTGGACGAGTCCAAGAAGGCCAACTGGGCCAAGCTCACTACTGCCAAGGATGGTAAGGCTGTCTACTTGCCACTCATCTTTTTCTTCAACCGCAATCCAGGTCTTTATTTGCCTTTGATAGCGCTTCAATACCACGAAGTACGTGTCGATATTGACTGTGCGTCCGATATGGAAACTTACCTTAACAAGAACGTTTTCAAGGTCTGGGCCAACTACGTGTATCTCGATACCGAGGAACGACGCCGCTTCGCGCAAAAGGGTCACGAATACCTCATTGAGCAAGTTCAACACACTGGCTCCGACACCGTGACCTCCGCGGGTACCAAGCAAGTTCGCTTGTCCTACAACCACCCAGTCAAGGAATTGGTCTGGTGCTTCTCCAACACCCTCGCCCGTTCTTCTCTCTGGAACTTCACCTCCAGCAACAACGACGCCGAAATCGTTCTCGAGAACGATCCACGCGGCGGTGCGGCCTCCAACTGCTACGTCCCAGTCGGCGTTGCGGGTGGTGTCCCACTCTTTGATGCGGAGTCCTCTACCGCGGATTACACCGAAGAAGCTGCTGGCCCATTGAGCACCTTCAAGCTTGTCCTCAACGGCCAAGATCGCTTCAAGGAGCAAAAGGGTAAGTACTTCAACCAACTTCAAGCGTACAACCACCACACTGGTTCCCCATACCCAGGTGTGTACAGTTACAGTTTCGCCTTGAAACCAGAAGAACATCAGCCAACAGGGACATGCAACTTTTCTCGCATCGATAACGCTCAAGTTGCCGTTACTATGAACTCTTCTGATGCTACTACCATGCACATGTTCGCGACCAACTACAACGTCCTCCGCATCCAATCCGGTATGGGCGGTCTTGCGTTCTCCAACTAGGCTAATTACATCTTAAGTATGTAATTTTATCTCGTCTCGCGTAATAAAATTAAATTTAAAAGTCGTATTATGAATGATTTTTAAATCTGATATAAATATAAATGGGTGTTACCGTCACTGAAAAATATACATTAGACAGTGGACTTGACGTCGATTCGTACTACGCGGCGATCGCCAATCGTGAAATTATGATGCGGAAACAAGAGTATATGCAACCCGATAATTATACTCTTGAAGCGACGTTTACATTTTGGGTTTCAAAGGAAGCTCGGGTTTCAGGAAAGCGTCCAATTGGTAGCGAGGGTATAAGTATTACACGGGAAGATCCAATAGAAGAAAATGTTTACAATGTTTTGTATGGGAAGTTTAAGGAAAAACATCCAAATTCCGTCGACACTTAAATATTTTATTGTATAATAATAAATGTCTCCCAAGCAAAAGCGCCACCAAAAGATCGCACTCTGGACACCAATGTCGGTCCTCATCGCAGGTATCCTAGTAACTATGTTTATGATATCTCGAAATAGTCGGGGTGGATATTTCAAGCTTAAATAAATAACACATACAATAACAAATGCAGGACATTTACACAGACGGTAGTTGTTTGGGTAACCCGGGTCCGGGGGGATGGGGTGTTATCGGTGCAGGTATAAAAGTATCAGGTGGACAGGAAAATACTACAAACAATGCCATGGAAATGACTGCAGTCGTTAAGGCACTTCAACAGTGCCTCGTACGCGACATTCTTGAGATAAGACTATTCACCGATAGTAACTATGTCAAGAATGGTATAACTTCGTGGATTAAAAACTGGAAAAGGAATGGATGGTACACAGCTTCGGGTACACCAGTTAAAAATAAAGATCTGTGGATTGAAATTGACACTCTTTCCCAAAGGATGAAACGCGTTGAATGGCACTGGGTCAAAGCACACAATGGACATCCACAGAATGAATTGGTAGACTCTATTGCGTATCAAGAGGCGTTAGAAATTAAAAATACTCAGGTTTCGAGGCTCATGGATGGTGGTGTGTGTCACCCGTCATTTGTTGATAGGTGTACCCAGGGTGGCAACCGACCGAATTAAAAAAATATATCCGCGTAAAATAATGCGAGACGCGTCGACGTCGACTGAAGAGGGTGAAGGTCGGCCAATTTTATGGTGCACGGCACAGGAAAAACTCCTTAAATCGTGGGCGGAGCGTGCGGCGGGTTATCGGTGGTTACATAATCATTCTCGCCTTCACTATAAAAAGTTGAATGACCGCCTATCATATCCAAGTATAGTTATAGCGAGTGTAACGGGTGTTGGTGGTTTTGCGGTTCTCAATCCAAGTGGAAATGAAGACCTAGACACTTCCACAAGAACCAAAATTATGATTGTTCAATATTTCTTTGCGTTCCTGAATGTAATAGGTGGCATATTGACCAGTATTTCAAAGTTTAGTCAGAGTTCCACACTGGCCCAGAGCCACTCTCTGATGTGCGTTCAATATTCCAAATATTATAGAAATATAGACATGGAATTGTCCCTTGATCCTTCTCGACGTGTTTGCGTTATGGAGTTTGTAAGGAAGTGTCGCGAAGAGTATGATCGTCTCTTAGATGATGCTCCCGATATACCTTCTATATCCATAGAAGCATTCAATCTGGAGTTTCCGGACAAAGAGAATAAACCGGATGTGTGTAATGGTCTCAGTATTATAGTGAGTGATGAAACCTCGTCGGAACTTGCGTCAAAGCGAGTTATGACAAGATGGCTTAATTCTATAGCTGGTATAAAACGAAAAAGTAGAGATAACCTGGATCGTGTAGATTCACTGACAAATTTGTAATAAAATGGTATAAAAACCTGACACACTTGTAATAAAATGAACGTTGGAATCCTCACGGCTGGTGGCGTCTGCCCGGGTGTCAATACCCTTGTCCGATCTCTTACTCTTCGTGAGAAAAGTCAGGGTAATAAAGTTCATGGTTTCCGTGGGGGATTTAGAGGTATCAACGAAAATGTCAAAGAGTACTTTGATCAATCATATATTGATGATGGACCGGTTTCATTATTAAAAACATCATACGACTATGTTGATATTGACAAGGCAGTTGAGAATATTTCCGGACTTGATCGTCTCTATTGTATATGTGGAAATGGAACCATGAAGTCTGCGCGAGATTTGGCTCTAGATGACCGCGTGGACACGAATATCATTGGTATTGCTAAAACAATCTACAATGATATACCGGGTTTAGAATCCATTGGTTTCCAGACGGCTGTCCAAGAACTTGCGAAATACATTGATTGTGCGTATATTGAAGCAACTTCCACAAATTCTATCGTTTTCTTAGAAGTACCCGGGACATCTAACATTGATTTGGCAACACATGCAGGTTTCGCGAGAAATTCAAAGATAACGAATATTATTTTACCAGATACACACAGTGATTACAGGACTTCTATTGAATACAGTTATGCAAGGCGTGGATATGCAGTTGTCGTTATTTCTGAAATGTGCAACTACGACTATCTACTCACCAGTCTTTCTGCAAATTCTAAAGTCATCCAACCGGGTTACCTCATTGGTGCGGTTGAACCATGTACATATGATTCAATTCTCGCAGAACGCATGGGCAGAGAAACCTTTGCTCATGTACAAAAACACAGGGACTTCATTAAGGGTGCGACAAGTGTCATGCCACTGAGGGATTATCTTCGTATAGTGTAGGTGTGGGATGTTTAGAGCACTTTACGAAGATCCAAAATTCGTGGGTGCCCAGATAACACCACCAGATCTAATTATGGTGATAATGGAGGATGGTATTGAATATTTAAAATCCAACGTCGCATTTAGATCTGAAGCTACAATTGATAAACAAACTAAACAGGTTAAAGGTACAGCGCACGGTAAACAGAGAATAGTCCAACTATTTGGTAGACCTGCCACGAGACAGAAGGGTCGCTTTACAATCACAGAGTATGAGCTCTGAAAGCTCTTATAGCTCAGCTGGTTAGAGCGCGGTGCTTATACCTAAGTATATACGAGTGAGGTTATACTCACAGAAGGCAACGCCGAGGCCGCGGGTTCGAACCCCGCTAGGAGCAATTTACCTTTTAGATGTGTGTCCCATATGTAAAAGATAATCCCAAACTATTATAGATGATAACCAGAAGGCGTGGCGTGTTTTACAGGGGTGGGCGTCCAGTCCCAGGTGCCGAACAGGAAAGGTATCGCAAAATTGGTATCCCCCCCGTTTACACAAATGTTGAGGTATATCCCAATGACCCCAAGCTTTTAGCGACCGCGATTGATGGTACAGGTAAAAAGCATTACTATTACAGTGAAAAATTTTTGGAAAAGCAAAGAAAGTTGAGAAGAGAGAGAGCTACACAAATTGACTTCTCTAAAATTAAGAGTGTTACAGCGAAGATACTTGGTGATCCCAAACACTCGCTATGGGATGACGCACTCACTCTCCGCATGATTGTCATCGCATACCTTCGTTCGGGATCGAGGGACAACGACGAAGCTCTCGGTGCCATGTCCCTAAAGAGGAAACACGTTAAATTAAGTCGGGATGGACAGACGCTCACATTTGACTTTCCCGCAAAGAGTGGTCAAAGGAGAATATATGAGGTGAGGGATAAAGTTCTTCATGATGCTATTTCGAGGCAGCAAAAGCCCCTCCTCTCCGGAAACTCAACTCATACACGAGTCAGAGACCTTTTACGAAAGATCACGAAGAACTCCACTATACAAATAAAGGATATCAGAACAGCCGGGAGTATGCAACTCTTCCAAAAACACCTCAAGAAATATGACGGTGATGAAAAGAAGGCTACAGACGCAACTGCGGAAACTATAGGTCATACACCATCCACATCTAAAAAATATTACTTGCTATGATTAAAATATTTCATGAATATAGTACATAATGAAAATTATAATTCTTTTGGTTGTTTGCCTTTTCAGTGTAATATCCACGATAGTTTATCTAACGATGGGTAAGAAGAAGGAATCCCCAGCCGAACCAGCCGAACCAGCAAAAAATGTCGAGAAAGTATCCTTTACTGTCCCGACCGGTTGGGATAATGATAATGAATGTTATCTGGCCAGATATGTGGATTTACGTGCGGCATTTGGCAAAAATAGAGCTGCCGCGGGAAGACATTGGAACGCACATGGCAAGAAGGAAAAACGAAATCATTCTTGTACCCTATCTGACAGGGAAGCTAAGTGCTATGCCGATCGTTACTCAGACGTTGGATCTGGGTTAGACAAGGCGCGAAAACATTATTATGAAACAGGCATGGGCGAATACAGAGATTTTACATGTCCACCGGGAGTTAAAGAACTCACATGTTATGTGAAGCGTTATCCAGATTTACAGAGAGCGTTTGGTACCAATTATGGAATTACCAAAAAGTGGAATCACACACTGTATAAAGCGCATCAACATTGGCATAAACACGGTCACAAGGAGGGTAGAAATATTTCTTGTTCTTAATGTAATAGCCATGAGGTACGGGTCTCTGGCGCGTAAATTATTTAAGGTCCGATGGGGTCTCCATGGTAAGGGCCTCGTAGAAGATCATCATATCATACCCAAGCAATTTAAAAAACATCCAATTGTTATCAAGGCTGGATATGATATAGATGCAAGTAGTAATATTATAATGTTACCAACGCGTTTAGGTAAGTTTGTACTCCGTGTGCGAGAAGACCGTCTTATTCACGGGGGGAAGCACACAGGCTACAATAAGTATGTTGGGAATATGTTAGATTCGCTGAAATCTACAGATGAATTTATAGATTTTACAATTTTTTTAAAAACTGCGTGTCGTCATAAACCTCAAGATATACCGTGGTCTTAATAACCTTTCTTGAGATCACTTGGCGTCGCATTTGGATTGTATCGTGAAATGAAATTTTCACGGCCGTGTTTGAAATGACCAATTGTACTTCGGTGAGAACGATCAATTTTCATACAATGTCTCAAATCCTTGTAATAAACCCTGGCTCCATTGACAATCAAATCTTCATGTTTCATATCAATATGATTATCCATTGGTAAAAAGTGTTTTGAATAATCCTTCATGTTCTCAACGTTTATAAGATAACACTTAGTACTCGAGACCCACTTCAATTTCTCAAGATTACCCTCCTCCTTATCAACGAGTCTTGAAAGACAGTGAAAGAAGCACATTTCAAAGTCATCACCCTTTTCATCTATGACTTTTTGAATTTCATCATATAATTTTGGTGATTTTACTATTACATTATCTTCAAATACAACCGCATATTTAAGACCCTGATCGTAACATCTCTTATAAAATTCCATGTGTCCCATGAAACATCCAATGGCACCAAGATTGAAATAAGTTATATCGGGTCTTTTTATTGAAGGGTCTTCGTACATTTCAAGAGCTTTTTCGTAATAATCATCATCAATAAGATTTTCATATTTTTGTGCTCCCGCCGGCGTTCTCGTATCTGGACCATATATAATTTCGAGTGGAATATCTGAACTATGGGTCTTTATAAATCTACTCTGACGTTTTTTCTCTTCTTTCAATGTTAACAAAAAACATTTATAACTATACTTACTTTTGTTTGGTTTGGAAAGTAATATGTATATCACTAGTAAAAGTAAGATGACGAATAGTATCATACCTACTTAAACATTAGAAAATATTACATGGTAAGATGAATCTCATAGATGTTTCTGGACTCACGAGCTCCATTTTAATATGTCTCATGTTTATACCAGAAATAGCTCATGTATATAAACACAAAGATGCAAAGGCCATAAATTATCAATTTCTTTATCTTAATTTGCTGGCTAGTATACTTGGTTTGGTGTATTCAGTGTGTTATAATGTTATTCCGATGACAATCACAAATGTTTCCGCGGGATTTTTTTCATTGACACTATTCCACTTTAAATATGTAAATGAACTTAAAGAAGAGCCTCAAACCATTGATGAAGTGGGTGTGTGAACATTACTTCAAGCTCTTATAGTGTAGTGGTTATCACTTTGGACTTTGAATCCAACAACCCTGGTTCAAGTCCAGGTAGGAGCTCTATTCCGGCCTTAGCTCAGATGGAAGAGCAGCTGACTGTAGTACATAATACTAAATTTGCAATGTAAAAATTGTTATCAGCGGGTCACCCGTTCGAATCGGGTAGGCCGGATAATTCCGCCCTAGCTCAATCGGAAGAGCGCACGGCTGTTAACCGTGAGGTACAGGGATCGAAACCCTGGGGTGGAGATTTTTAGATGTGTGTCCCACATGTAAAAATCACTTAAGGCTAACGCGCGATGTTAAAATAAGATGAAGGTTACAACTTCCATAGTAAAATCGTTAAGCAGTACGCGCATTAAATTTATATATACAGATTTCGTAATTGATAATTGTAAACCCGTCATTATGGAACATATATTCAAAGACAAGCCAACGGAAAATCCACCCAAAAAATTTGGCGATGATTTCAATTTCCGTATGGTATCACCTCTAAGATATAAATACGATGAACGAGGAATATTGGAAGAACAAATTTCAAATGCTTAGAGAATAAATGTAATAAAAAAATATCTATTATCATTAAGCATCTATGGCCAAGTGGTAAGGCGTCTCTTTAGTAAGGAGAAGATCGTGCGTTCGAACCGCACTAGATGCATCTTATCGGGGTGGCGCAGTGGAAGCGCGTTGGGCTCATAACCCAAAGGACCATAGATCGAAACTATGCCCCGATATTTTTACTGTTCGTTTTCCGGGCTGTAAAAATATCC